CTATCGAGATAGTAAACGATAAGATGGGGGTCTGGTGGAGGATCAAGGACGAGGAACGCAAGAAAGCAGAAGAACAGGCCCGTATAGCGGAACGTGATCGCATGAAGGCCCAGATGGAGCGTGAGCGTATCCAGAAGGACATGGAGGCAGAGGGCGTAGAGGTTGAGGAGGAGGATCTACCCCCCGTCCCAGAAGCAGTAATCGTCCCTGAAGTTATCCAGGCATCCAGTACCTCAATAAGAAAAACGTGGAGTTATACTATTCAAGATGGTGGTAAGATACCACGGATCTATCTTGAGCCAAGCAATAAGTTAATCATGCAGTCAATACATGACGGGGTAAGAGAGATCCCTGGCTTAGAAATCTTTCAGGAAATCTCACATACGAAAAAAAGATAAATAGTTACTTGACAACCTCCCATAATGTGATATGTTTATATTGCGATGAACGGTATCCTAAATATTAATAGCCCCAACCGTGGAACATTGACCGCCAGGTCTCCGTTCATCGCACACGGTTGTGGGCTTTTTTTATGGGGTAATGTTATGAATATTATCACTCGACAAGAAGCAATCTCCAAAGGACTATCAACTTATTTCACAGGTAAGCCTTGTAAGCGTGGTCATGTAATGGAGAGATTTACTTGTAATTGTACCTGTAAAGGATGTACTTGGAATAAACTACACCCAGAAGAAGATAGGAAGCGAGTGAAAGAGTGGAAAAGGAAAAACAGAGAAAAGGTAAAGAGTATCTGGGATGCTTGGGCAGCTAAAAATATTGATAAATTAATACAAAAGAATAATTTGTGGAGGAAAAACAATCCCAAGAAAGTACGAGAGATGAAACGGAATGACTACCTCAAGAATACAGACCGGTATAAGGAAAAAGCCAGAGTATGGGTAATAAACAACAGAGAGAGATACCGTCAAAATATGAGAAACCGCAAGGCCCGGGTAAGAAATGCAGAAGGGACTCACAACCCAGAAGATATTAAAAATCTTTTGGAGGTACAAAACTATAAGTGTATTTATTGCAAGACAAGTCTAAAGAAAGAATATCATATAGATCATATAATTGCACTAATTAATGGAGGTGATAATACAAGATATAACTTACAAATACTATGCCCCACCTGTAATTTAAGAAAGAATGCTCGCAACCCAATAGAATTCGCACAGTCAATGGGACTGTTGCTATAACCAAAAGGAGGATCGTTATGATCTTTAAGAAATCGGCAATGGAAGTAAATACCTCGGTCGTTATTAAGCCGATCGAGATTCGCAAAGAAGCGACTGAAGGAAAATGGGGACCGCAGGATGAATGGTATGTCCAGATAGACGGAGAGGATGCCACTACCTATACCGGATATAAGGATGGTCAGCAGGATTGGCATGGTGACACCCTCACCGCGGCAATGGAGAATGATCTTGAACTGGTGCTGACCAAGACCTTCAACACCAAGACTCAGCGTCCTAAGTACGGATATCATCCTAATAAGGGTCAGAGTCCCACCCAAGAGGTTAAAGTGGCTCAGAACGCACCTCAGACCCCTAAAACAGCGTTTGTGGTTCGTAAGGATGTCAAAGGTATTAAGATGGGCATGATCGGATGTGCCAAGGCAGTGCATAATCCTACTGATAGTGTGGACCAACAGTTTTACAAAGCTCAAAAGCTCTTCAAGGCGATAGAGATGTTTGTTCTGGTGTATGATGGCAGACCTGACCTGGAAATAATTCAGAAAAAAATGATTGATGCAGGTACTTCAGATGACTTTTGGGGGTGGTTGGCGAAGCAGTACAAGGTTGATGATAAGTATTCTTTGCAGGTGAAGGATACAATTTACACAATAGATCATTTTGTTCAAGCCGGAGCGAAGTTTATTACGGATACAGCGGCTGCCATTAAGGCCAAAGAGCAGGTCACTCACACAATCCCCCAGCAGGACGAGGATGTAATCCGCGAGCAGTCCTTTGAGGAGCATCAGAATCACTTCGTAGAAGGCCCAATGGAAACGACCTTCCCGGCAGATGAAGTATGCCCGGAGCCAGTGGTAATTGAGGATCAACTGCCCTTCTAACCACGCAACCGGGGGTATAGCATAGGGCTTGCCCCCTCGGAGGATGTTATGAAACCAGGAAACTACACAATACGGGAAGAATCCCAGCTCATCATAGCATTTAAGTATGCTAAGAGATTATTACAGGAATCCAAGAAACCGATTACGATAATAGTCTCTAAAAAAAAGACACAAAGATCACTAAATCAAAACTCTTATTATTGGGGTGTTGTGCTTAAAGTGATCGGTGATGAGTTGGGGTACTTCCCGGAGGAGCTTCACCATTGCTTTGCCACTAAGTTCCTAAAGAAGTTTATCAGGATGGGGACGGATGACCTGGAAACATATCGATCCACGGCAAAGTTAAGTACCGTTGAGTTTGAAGAGTACCTACAGCAAGTTAGGGTATTCGCCTCAACGGAGTTAGATATACTTGTACCATTACCCAATGAAGTGATGGACGAGGATTATCTATAAAGGAGACCAATGAAACTAAGCACAATATTTAATCTATACTGGCGGATACGCTGGAGGCTATACGACCGCAAATTTAAACGCTACTATCGCGTGAGGAGATGAAGATATGAGTTTACCGGATTATGAACAATTTCTTTTAAGGCGTCAACAGTCCTCACAAGATTATGGATTTGATCCTACTTGGATGCCTGACAAATTGTTTCCATTCCAGATTGCACTTACAGAATGGGCAATAAAAAAAGGCCGAGCTGCAATTTTCGCAGATTGTGGAATGGGAAAAACAGCTTGTCAACTTACCTGGGCGGAGAATGTAGCTCGTCATACTGGGAAGAAAGTTTTGATTTTAACCCCGTTAGCGGTAGGTCCTCAAACAGTTAGAGAGGGGGAGAAGTTCGGGATAGAATGTATTCAATCCCGTGACGGTAAAATACCTACACAGATTACAATAACAAATTATGAGCAACTTCATAAATTCCGAGCGGATGATTTTATCGGATGTGTCTGTGACGAATCGTCAATTATAAAACATAATACCGGCGCGACACAAAAGGCAGTTACCCGGTTTATGAATAAAATGCCCTATCGATTATTATGTACCGCGACGGCAGCTCCGAATGATTTTGTTGAACTTGGAACATCATCAGAAGCTCTCGGAGAATTATCTTACTCGGAAATGCTAACAAGATTTTTCAGGCAAAGAGATAATAAAGGTCAGTTACAGGAATCAAGGAATCAGGAATTTGCGCGCATGGCCGTTAATCATTATGCCCGATTATCATTTAGGGTTCATCAATCAATCGGACAATGGAGATTAAAATACCATGCCGTTCAAAGATTCTGGCAGTGGGTATCATCCTGGTCCCGAGCTTGTCGAATGCCGTCAGATTTAGGATTTGAGGATGATGGTTTTATCTTGCCTCCATTAAAAGAAATTGATCATATTATAAAACCAGACTCACTTCCCGAAGGATTTTTATTCTCAGTGCCCGCATTTGGATTAAGAGAAGAAAGAGAGGAAAGAAAGAGAACTATAAATCAACGCTGTGAATATGTTGCTAATTTAGTTGATCACGACCAGCCTGCGGTAGTGTGGTGCCATTATAATCAAGAGGGAAAGCTACTTACAAAGCTAATCCCTGATGCGCGAGAAGTTGCCGGGTCAACTCCAGATGATGAGAAAGAAGAAATTTATGAAGATTTTCTCTCTGGAAAACTAAGAGTGATTGTTAGTAAACCAAAGATCGGGGCATGGGGATTGAACTGGCAACATTGCGCCCATGGTGTAACCTTCGCCTCTCATAGTTACGAACAATCTTATCAATCACTTCGCCGGATTTATAGGTTCGGACAAAAGAAGCCTGTCCGTTGGGATGTTGTAGCAACGGAGGGGGAGCGCAGAGTAATTGATAATATGCGACGCAAAGCAAACCAAGCGGATGAAATGTTCGAAAGAATGATGACTCACATGACAAGCGCATTAAGAATTAAACGAACAGAATATAAACATAAAACTGTAGAATTGCCCGATTGGGTAAAGGAGTAGAATGATGACCGAAAAAGCAATTATAACTGATACGTATGCAATTTACAATGGTGACTGTATTTCAATTATGGAAGATATGCCGGATGAATCCATCCATTTATCTTTGTATTCTCCGCCATTTTGTGGGCTGTATCAATATTCCAGTGACAACCAGGATCTCTCAAATTGTATTAGCTATGATGAGTTTTTCGAGCATTACGGATATTGCATTGATCAAATTGTGCGCCTGACGCCGCCGGGGAGAATATCGGCGGTTCATTGTATGGATATCACAACCGGGAATAGTGGCAATGATCACTTGATGGATTTTCCCGGTGATATAATTCGCCTCCATGAATTAAAAGGGTTTAGGTATATTGCCCGGTATCATATCTGGAAAGAACCGTTGACTATCCGCAACCGGACAATGATGAAGAGTTTATCCCATAAAGCACTTGCGCTTGACTCCACTAAATGTTCGGTTGCTAACGCAGATTATCTCTTGATCTTCCGCAAAGTCGGAGAGAACCAGATCCCCGTTGCTCACCCCAGGGGATTAATGAATTATGCGGGGGAGAAACCAGTCCCAGTTAAAATATTAAAGTACCAAGGATTCAAAGGCAACCAGATTGAGAACCGATACTCTCAGTGGGTATGGCGTCAATATGCTTCTGCGTTCTGGGATGATGTTCGCTTAGACAGAACTCTCCCCCATAAGAACGGGAAAGACCCCGAAGACGAGAAACACGTTCATCCCCTTCAATTAGATGTGATCGAGCGGGCATGCGTCATGTGGAGTAATCCCGGAGAAGTAGTATTAACTCCGTTCGCTGGAGTGGGGAGTGAAGTTTATGGATCACTTATAAATAATCGGAAGGCAATCGGGATTGAACTAAAGTCTTCATATTTTAGACAGATGGGGCGCAATATAGAATCAATTGAAGTTCAATCTTTTGACAACCAAATAGAACTTGATATGTAAAAAGGAGCAAAATGAAACCAAAATACTACTGGATTAAATACACCCCGGAAGATGAAGAGCCGATTATCACGATCGGGATCAGGCACCCGGCCAATAAAGACAGCGCGGCATACTGGCAGGTGAT